TTGCCTTTTTTCTTTTTTTTGATTGCCATTTTGCTCTCTATAACTCTTTAAATTCTCTATCAAAAATATCTTTAGTATCTGCTTTTGTTCGATACCTTCTTCTATAAATATCGACATAAAGACATTGTGACGCCTCTGGCATTGATTCTCCTGTGTCTATTGTTTCATATAACTGAATTACTCCACGAGTATTTCTTAAAGAATCAAAATACTGTCCGCCTAAATTTGTCCATTGTGTTTGGACATCATTATATCCTATCATGTATTTTTGTTCATCTCTTTCTTTAAGGGATGTGTAGTGTTCATTAGTCTCTAATTCTTTTTTTGAATAAGGCATTATCTTCTTCCATATACTGGTGTTTGATTTTTAGGCTGCTTAGCTAACCATTTCTTATATTGCTTTGCAGTTCTTCCTTGCTTTTGAAGTTGTTTATTAACACGAGCTCTTTGTTGTTTTCTTATTTTTGCTGCTTTGTTCGGCATTATCTTACAACTTTAAACTGGTGATCATCATCTATATATTGTGTGGTCTTGTTAATTCCAGAACCGCTCTCAACCATAAATTGTATTTTATAAAATCTTTCGGGTTGTAACCCTGCAGTTCTCAACTTAAAAAAGTTACCTTCAGAATCACAACTTAATTTTGATCCTGTTCCAAAAGGAATAATAACATCTGCTGTTTTGTCATCAACTATAGAAAAATAAGATGATGCACTAGGCATATAAGCAACGTCTAAATAAGATGATGCTGTAGAAAATGTTTTTGTAGGATATAATTCTCTACCACAAACTCTAACTTTTTCTAGTGATCCTCTTTTATACTCATGCTTTAAATTCTTTACAGAAATTTTTAAATTATCAAGCTGTGTAGATGTTAATGCATTTAGAGAACCTGTTTCCCATGTTGCATCATCCCAAACAACTTCAAGCTTTGGAGGAAATACTGTATGTGTATCAGAGGAAAAGAACTTAAACATTCCAGATCCAGAAGTACTCACCTCTTCACCATCAGATCTCTTCAGCAAGAATCCACTGTTTTCTTTGTCAAAACTTCCACTTATCCAACCATTAACAATTTCTGTTACATCAAATCTTGGATCTATCTTATTATTTTTATTAAATGTATAAGAGCTAGATGATGCTTCATAATATGTGCCACCTAAAGCTGAATTTGCTGATGCCCATGTAGATGATGTACTAGCATTTCTATATTTCCAGCTAGCTCCATTTGTTGACTGTGGAAAATCTGTAAATTTTCCTGTGCCTTCTGTCCAGCTTTGAGAAACTGCATAAGCTTCCATAACAATGTCATCATCTAGTTCTACTGCACCTGCATCATATAAGTTTAAATAAAATTTTGCATCTGTACCAATAGAGCCATCAACAACAGAAGATGATAGTTCAGTTATGTCAAAATAAATAAGTGACCTTGCTATACTATTAAATGCAGTTGAATTTTCTTGAAAGTTTTTTCCTACTTCTAAAATTTCATCTTTACCAAGATTTTTAGCACTACCTGTGCCTTCAATATCGTTGCCTCTTATGAGTGTTGTATCTTTGTCTGCAAATATAAAATGATGTGCCATTAATAATCTCCTAAACACTTACCAACAATATCAGAATCAGGAAACCTTACTTCAAAAATAGAAGGATCTAATGAAGGATAGATAATATCTTTAACAGTTGCTGCTTGTATATCATAAACATTTCCTGAATATCCTAACTCTTCTTTAAATTTATTTTGAACTACTATTGTATCTTTATTTGGATTGTTATCAATTGGTGGTACAACATTGTTGACACCTTCTACTAATGATATTTGATAAGCAACATCTTGTAAAATTACTGGCTGATTAATTTGCCATTTATCTATGTCAAAATGATCTTTTACTTTTTGAATACAATTTAATAATACTTCGTTTTTATTGTATCCCTTCTTTGTGTAGATAGCAAACCTAATTGATATGTTAATTATGTATGCGTCTTTAAGATTTATTGCGTCAGTCAAGATTCTATAAGGACCTAAATAAGTTCTAATATTTCTTTTAGTTGCTTCGTTTACCTTGACTAATTTTTTATCATTGTCATATCCTAATACGTAGAAATTAAGTGCCATTGGATTCCGCACCCTGTCACCTTCACCTAATAATTCTGCAATAGAAACTTCACCACCTAACTTTTCTAGTGTTTCCATATTAATAATACCATCTTGTATTATTCCTTCGCCAGTTTGTAACTGGTCATCTTGGTTAATATAAATTTTTTGTACATTACCATATTTTGCAGGTAAGTTATAGACTCTTGTAATGTAGTCTTCTTTTGATACTGACCTATTTTGTGCTTGAAAATACGCTTTTGTATTTTCTTTAATTTCTGTTAAAGATTCTTCTCCTCTTCCACCTGTTGCTGGTATTGGATTAGTAACTGCTATAGAATCTTTGGTTTCAGACAATATTGCTGCATCTAATGCTGAGGATGCTATTGACAATTCTAGTCCTCGCTTTGATGTTATTGTTCCAGCAGGTACGTTTGCATCAACACCGCCACCGTAAGAGTATTTTACAGTTAGTGTTGTATTTGCAGGTGCTTGACCGTAAACTGCAGTGTTCAAAAAGTTTGCAGGATCTAAAGCACTATTGTTATTTAAAAAATTTGTATTTGTAAAATTGTTGCCTACTGTAGAAGGATTAGGAATTATTTCTTCGTCTGGTTGTGAAGAAGTTCCGGAACCAAAACATAATTCTAGCTTGCCATCAGTATTAACTTTTGTTTTAAATCTTTTTTGTGTCCTTAAGACTTTTAATATGTAAGGTGTAGTCTCATTAAATCCTGCAAGATTAGGATCGAATTCTGCTGTATTTGCAACATCATCAAATACTAAGTCTTGTGCAAGTGATTCTACTTCATAATATTTTGCGTTATCTGAATCTAATACACTAATAACTTCTAAAACACCTTTTTGTCCTAACGTTATTTTATCATAAGCAACAGCATTTGTAAAAGTAAATTTTTCTGTTGTTATCGTTCCACTAACAGCTTTGCAAGATTTTTTAAGTAAAAATTTTGTTGGCTGGCCACTATTGTTTACTTCATATATTTCTGAAGTTGTTGTATCCATAGAACTAGAGTGGCTAAAGTCTACGTCATCTAATGTTCTGAATGTCTTTCCATAGTCTGATGCTTCTACTACACTTCCTGCTTTAATTGTATATGCGTAATTGTAGTTTGGAGCTACACTGTCACCAGTTCCTGTTGCTGGTACTGTTTGATAGAAATCTAAATTTGCTGTAGAAGGTGTTGCTATTGTTGGCTTATACCCATATGATTGTGCAATATCAAATACTGTTTTTCTTTCTTCAGCATAGGCTAATAAAGATTCGCGAAACTGTTCATCAATATAAAACGATAATACATCACCTACATAAGATGCCATTTCAATAAACATCATACCTGGTGATGCTTCATTAAAGTCTGCATAGCTTTGCGGAAAATATGTCTTTGCATACTCAATCAAGTCAGCTTTAAAATTATTAAAGTTCTTATTGAGATAGTTTACAGGTTTTGGCATTAATTTAGTGCTAGCCATTCTTATCCTCCTCTTGCTAGTGTTAATGATATAGATTCTGTAGAATTAGGGTCTGTTCTAACAGCAAACCCTACAGATATTCCAACAAAATTTTCATCATCTTGAGCATCTATAATAAGTGTCTTTATAATCACATGCGGCAACCACTGCGCAACAGTTGACTTTATACTTTCTTCTAATTTCTTTTCAAGACCAGGCTCAAAGTTTTCAAACAATAAATTAAATATATTGCTTCCAAATTCTGGCTGTGCTAATCTCTCGCCCTTAACAGTTAACAATAAATTTTTTAAATTAGTTTTTGTTTGCTCTAATAATGTAGATGAAGATTTAAAAAATCCATTTTGTCCACTTCTAATTGGTAAAGTAAGGCCAATTCTAGAATCAGGATCATTATCTCTTGATCTTGCTGACGCGTTTCTGTAATCTTCGATTGCCATTATTTTAATCTACCTTTGCCTGCATTCTTTTTTAATTCTTTAGCCAAGTTATCTGATATTGGCTGGAAGGAGCCACCAAGCTGAGATGCTCTTCTCCTTGTAGTTAAATATCGTATACCTGCATTTGTGGTCACAATACCAAGCTCTAATCCTTGTTTCATATTATCTAGAGCTGCTTGTTGCTGAATAGTAGGCAATGCTATTCCTAACAATTGTTGTATGTCATCTGCTATCCATTGTAAACTATCTTTCTCAATAAGCGGAGTCATTTTTAACGAGTTCTTATTGCCAGGTACAGGAATTCTTATACCACCAGGAAGAGTTCTAAATCCACCTTCTCCTGCTTGTTCAACTTCTGCTCTTCTAACATAGTCATCTATTGCATCAGCTAACTTTGTCGCTTCTTGCACATTCTCTTTCATTTCCTGAATTTTAGGCTTTGTCTTGAGAAACTTATTTTGTGCAGTCTTATCGTTCTCTATCTTAGCAATATTTCTAATTAATCGTTTTTTATCTAGTGCCATGTTTCTTTTCTATTGCTTTGACAACTTTTGCTGAATGTCCACTCATTGCTTTTTTCATAAAATCAGGCATGTTACCTGTAGGTTGTCCTGTTGGTGTTACACCCGCAACTTCAGTCATCCTATCAGATGTGTAAGCACCACCTCCCATAGTAGGATACGGTTCTTGAGCAGCTTGTATTCCACCCTCTGTCTCATTTAGTATCTGATTTAGAACAGGATCTTTTACATTTATTTTTGGTTTGTCCTCTACTAACGGATTGCTTTCAACATTATTTGTTGGAATTGGTGGGTTTACTATTTCTTGCACCACAATTTTTATTTGTTTTGCAACTTCTTTCTGTACAGCTTCTTCGATTATTTTCTTTAGCGCTGATATTGTACTTTGTTTCATTGTTATTACCTTTATCTGTAGCTTGTTGTTTTAATCATATCATCTAATTCTGTCATACATTCTGACAGGTCTAAAATTTGTGAGTCTAATATTGCATCAATTTCTTCTTCACTAAGTATACCATTATCAGAAACTCCTGCACCTCCGTCTTCTCCCATTACCCAGTTTCCTGTGGAAGGAATAGTGGCTGGTGCTTGTAAAGTTTCTCCTCCGTCGCCTAAAGCAACACCATCAATTAATGTATCACCTGCATTTAATTCCATATTTGGAGGAAAGTATAAATTATCACCATCATCGTCTTCGTTTAAATCATCTATCAAATTATCTAAATCTGCATTAGGGTCTGGAAGGCCTGGTGCACCTTCTAAACTACTAGCATTACCTAAATCTCCCAATGCTCTATCAACATAAACACCACCTAACTTTTCACACTGTTCTTTGGATAGTCCTGCTTCTGCTCCTCTGTTCATTGCGCACTGTGCAACTATCTTTTGTAAAAGAGCAATTAACTGAGGAAGTATTTTTTGTGTAGCTGTCATATTCTTAATAGCAGCATCTATCATTATTGGAATTCCTTCTATCATTTGTATCATAAATAAAATTGCTTGTACTACCCTTAGTGGCTTTATGAGTTTTAAAATAAGCTTTACTATTTTTTTAATTTTCTTAATTGTCTTGTTTATCTTCTTTAATATTTTATTAATTTTTCTAATAGACTTTAGAACTTTATTCATAAGTTTAACTAACTTGTTGACGTCAGGAATAAGGTCACAAGCTTTGTCTGGTTCCATTTCCATAAGAGTAATTAAGTTCTGTGTCTTGGCAAGAAATTTACCTTGCATCATTGTTAAAGAATTTATTTTCTTTTGTATTTTAATCCACCATCCACCGTCAAGACCTGGGATATTGACATCGAAATCAAGTTTTGCAGAAAGGTCATCTAGTCTATCACCTTTTTTTGGTTTACCTGCTAGCTCTTGCAAGCTACAATAAGCATCATCGTTTTCT